CCTCAGACTCCGAACTGCGGCGCCGGGTCGCCCGTGATCTCGACGGTCAGGCTCGCGGTGAGCAGACCATCGACCGGGGCATCCGGCTCGAAGCTCAGGACGAAAGCAGCGAACTGCCATGTCGTGTTCGCGGTGTCTGGGAACACGAGTTGGAAGTTGCGCTTGGTGCCGTCGATGAAGTCCTTCAGCAGACCGGTGGTCTCGTCGTGGGTCGCCTCGGTCGGGATCAGGTTGATGTCGAACGTCACCTGCCCGCCCATCTTGATACCCGGAACGACCTCACCCCAGTCCGTGGTCTGGGTCGAGGCGTCGTGGGTGCCACGGTTGAAACCGGGTCCACCGATGTCCTTGATTTTCGCGATCGTGGTGAATGCCTCAACGGCTGGAAGGACGGCACCATCACCAACGAGAAGCAGCGTTCCGTGACTCGGGATTGTCATTGCTCAAACCTCCTATTTTCGGTTTCGATTTCAGTTATCAAGGGTTCTCAAGACCATACGGGTCTTGGACAATTATTGGTATTTCCCCAGTGTGTTGATTCCCAATGCCGTCGAAGACGGTTGCATGGATAACAGCCGTCCCGATGTGGGCAACTGTGAAGTCAAGATAGGCTGCGGTCGGGTCTGCACTCTGTGCGCTCGGGCCGGGGTACCCAAACAGTGATCCATCGAGTTTGAACTGGAGTGTCCCGGCAGATCCTTTGATCGTGTGGATGACATCGCGGGCAGATACCCTCGCTTGGTTACTGTCCTCCGGGCTGAGGATCACAGCAATGGCAGTCGCAAAATGGACAGCGAGCGGGCCGGTCCCGTACTGCGGGATCACCGCTGCGTCGTAGCTCCCGCCGACAGGAACGTCTGACTTCAGAGCGAGTTCATTGTCGTTGTAGTTCGGGCGAGTTGTTGAACCCCTCAGATTGATTTGACGATCCGATGGACCGACATTGAAATTCCCTGCATCGACCAAATTCATGACGGTCAAGAAATCGCCAGAGGTGTCTTCCCACATCCCGAGGTCGCAACCACCAAACCCATCGAACCCGATGTTGAACCTTCCTGCCTTCGCCCAGACCTGCGGAGGCCCGCCGAGTCCGGTGGCGTTGTCACCGATGACGATCATTCCGAGACCGTCGTCAAAGTAGAACGCTTTGAAGTATGCGGCGTCGAGATCCCAGAACCGGATCCCCTCCTGCACATCGGAGAAGTCGATGTTGCCGGACATGATCCCGCCGGTCTTCAGCAGGAAGTCGGTGTGGGTATGGGCGACCGGAGAATAGACTCCAGAGTGGTCATGGCCCGACAGCGCGAATGTCGCCGGGTCGAGGAAGTCGAGATTGACACCGTTGACCTTGACGAGGAACCCGTCCGATCCGGTCTTGTTGACCGGGGTGTCGGTGAGTCCGTCGAATGTGGTCGCGCCGCCACCACCTCCACTGAGGTCGCCGACAGCGAACTTCACCTTGGAGAACCCATCTTCGCTGTCCTCACCGAGAACGACGTCGGTCGAGATCGGGGATGACTTCGCCGTGAGTACGGAGATCTCTGCGCTCTCGTTGTCGTGGATCGCATACTCGTCGAGCTTCCCGCCAGGATTCGACGGCTGGAGTGGGATGCTCTCTTCGGTGGCGATCACCACCCTGCCCTGATCGTCGGCGATGAGCTTGATGCCACTCTTCTCGCCAAGGTTTTTGATTTCGATCTCTGTTCCTTTAGCCATCGGATTCCTCCTCTGCCGGAGCTTCCGGCTCCACTACTTGCTCGCGAACGATCTTACCTCCACTCGGGCCGATGAGTCCGGTGTCCACCCGATGAACCTTGGGGGCATTTTCAGCGACGTGACGTGCGAAGTGCTTATCCATCTCATCCTGGTTGAGCGTATTCCACGGACATATCTGGCACTGGTATATCGGCTTGCCATGCCACGTTTTGGCGACGGATGCCTTTTCAACTTTCTTAGACACTGGTCAACTCCTTTGCAACCCTGAAATTCGTGGTCGTCATGAACCTGCCGTTGTCATCCCGACCAATCATAGCCGGTGTGTCGATCGGTTGGCACCAGAGGATGCGCGTTCCGTTCAGGGTCTCGTTTTTGATTTGCATGAGTGACTGGTAGACACGCTCTGCTTGAAGGCGGCAGACTTCCGGTCGCCCGCTTCGAGTCATCAACTGGACCCGCGAGTTTTCGAGTTCGATCTTCACGCCATCTTGAATCCACACCGGTTCGTCTCCGGCATACTCCGTCAGGACAGTGAGTTCCTCGGGGTCGTCAGGAGCGACGTGGAGAAACAGATCCACACCGAGGACTGCCAGTCCATCGGCAACGATGTGCGCGGCGAGCTCGTCAACAACCATCAGAAAACCTTTGCTCGCACGTCATACTTGTAGAGTTCCTTTCGCGTGGCTTCGAGGAGATCCTTCTTAAACCTCGGCTCGAAGTCCTTCACCGCAAGTTCCAAGTATTTCGCCGATCCACCTCTCGGGTGTTGGAACTGCGTATTCTCGTGCTGCAAGAGAGCGTATGGCACTTCCGAATTTCCGTAGATGATGCGGACGCTCGGGTACCTGCCCGGAAATGCCTCGACCCTGCCGGACTCCTTGAGCGGCCCATGGAGGACCGGGACATAGGTGTCCTTCGAATGCTGAAGAGTTTCATCAGCAAGCTTGACCATCGTCTCGAAGAATTTCTTTCGCACTGCCTTCGACATCTGCGCGATGTTTCGCACTGCCTCCTTCGCTCCGAGGATCTTGACGGATACTCCACCCTTCCCAGCCATCAGATCATGACCTCGACGTGGTGCTTTCCGTCGCCATCTGGCGGGCGTGCGACTCTGAGAACTGGATCGGACTCACCATTGGACTGGGTGATCTTGTCGTCTGCTGCCATGTCGAAATCGCCGGCAGTGTAGATGCTTGCTTTTGCGACGACCTCGTCACCGTTCGCCGTGAGAACACGAGTTGCCTTCGACCCGACCCTACACTGGATGGTCACCGGGGCGGCATAGATCGCGTTCCCGTACTCATCGACACCGGTCTTCTTTTCCCAGATGACGGTATCGACCATGACGTCGAGGAATTCATCCTCGAACGACATCAGAAGATCCTTGGCTTGATCAGTATCCGCGCCTCGGGCGGGAGGTTCAGCATCTGAACATCACCCTTTGGAGCAGCGTCGCCCCTGTACCCGAGCGCAAGGTCACCGACCTGCTTCCACGAAACGGTGGAGTCACGATTCTTCTTGTGCCACCACGACTTCATGGTCAGGATGCAAGCCTGTTCGATGTTTCCTGGGAGACGGGTTTGACCATCTACGATGGCGTCTTGAAACGACGGGAGCCAATACCCGGCATCGTACTCGATGGTGAATCGAGGATGCGTTTCGTCCGGCAGGAAATCGTGTGTGATCGATCGAATGTACGAGACGTCCTTCGTCCACCCCTGACGCCGGTACAGGATTCCGGCATCACGGTCATCGACCGTGAAATCGACGATCACCTCGTTGTCTACAGAGACGATCGTCGGATTACCAAGAATGGGGGTCCGAGCCAACATCAACTCGGTTGACCCGGACCCCGCAATGGTTTCTCGATAGCGTTGCTGTGCGAAGAACTGATTCGCCTCCTGCTCGATGAGTGCAGACGCCGACCTGATTGCCAACTCCACCCAGTCCTGCTGATCAGGTGTGAGCGTACCGATCTCGGCAACGACCTGTGGGATCGTCGTCAGATCTGTTGACGGTGCGGCGTCCAGAATTTCGAGCATGGCAACCTCACTCCTCCGCTGTTGGAGCCTCGCCGTGAGACTTCTCGTTTAGGCTCGCGGCGTACTTCTCCGCAGCCTTCTTGCCCTTCACCTGGTGGTCGCCGACCTTGTAGTAGCCACCACCAACGTGAACCGCTTCGAAGGCAACCGGCGCAGCCTCTTTGGCCTTGCCGTCGTCGTCGGCTTTATCGCCCCCGAGGAAGACTGCCTTCTTGCCCTGGACGAGCTTTCTGGCAACATCAACCGGGAATCCTGCGATCTCGCCGACGTTGTACGGAGCGTTCTTATGAACGAACCGCACCGCGATCAATTCCTTCTTCTGTCTCACGGTCTACCCCCCTTCAGCTATACCGCTGGAGCTTCCTGCCCGATGGCGACGACACCGAAGCCAAACGAGTAGGTGTCCGTTCCAGCAGCGGAGCAGTTGGGTTCGATGGAGATCTGCCAGTAGCGTTTCACCCCCTGGAGGTTGATACGCTGCTTGAAAGAGATCACCTCGGTGGACCCGCCTGAGCCTCCGGTTGCGAGGATGGCACTGTCCTGCGCCCCCTCCATGTAGTCATACTCAACTGCCCCGGACATGCCCGAGTCGTCGCTGTGCATGATCTTCACGTCGTCGAGGGTGATGGTCTCGTCCTGAGAGAGAACTGCCTCACCGAAGACGACGATCGCGCCCGAGCGAAGACCGTCATGTGCAAGCTGATCTACGATCGCGCCAGCGCCAGCGGCCTCGGCACCTGCTGTGCCAGCGAGGATGCCTGCACCCACCGGGACCATATAGAACCCGGCGTCTTTGTCATTGATGTTCATGGGTTTCCTCCTTTATATATTTGAGTCGTCTGGACTTACGGGGTCCAGGTCACTTCGTTCATGAGGGCGAGGGACTTCTCGTGGCGAACCTGCAAGTCGTGGTGCGCGATCAAACGGATGACCGTCTGGTCGAGCGAGAACGCTGCTTGCACTTGGGTGCCGTCGAAATACGCCGCGACGTCGGATGCAGAGACCTCGAGGGTGTTGCTCTCGCCGAGCAGGACATCCGCGAAATCGATGAGCATGATTTCGGACTCGTCGGTTCCGGTCCCGAGGTTGGTCGGAACTTCAGTGGTTGATCCGAACGGGAATCCCCAGAGGGTCCCACGGAGCATCTCGTCCTTGTAGACGTAGTTGCCATTGCCATCGCGGAGCGAGAGCAGGAAGAACTCAGTCCGTGGGGCCAGGATCCAATTCACATTGAGGAACCGGCAGTTGGCTTCACGCAGCATCAGGATCATCGCCAGCAAGTCGCTGGTGACGTTGGCGAGGTTGACGGTCGCATTCGCCTGCATGATGTGATCTGCGGGGACCCAGTGACGGAGACCCTTGGGGGTGAACTGTGTTCCATCGTCGCGGAGGAATGCCTGATCTTCGCGGGTCGCCATCGCCGACACCGCATCGTCACGGACGATCATGTCTGCGCCTTCGGTGTTGAACCGGAGCAGATCGTTGGAGACCGGGATGAGAGCGGCGAGCTTCTTCCAAGTCAGGTTGATGTTGCCGAAGGTCTGCTCGGTGACGGGCAGGTTCTGCGACTCACCGATGTACCCGGCAGTCGCGCCGCCGGTCAGTTTCGACATCTGCATGGTGCCGGTCGGCATCGGGATGACACGGGGTCCGAGTCGCCGGACTGTCGTGCGCTCCTTCAGAAGCTCGATGACTTCGCCGGACCACTGGGTCGGGATCAGGACGCCACCGGACTCGGCGTCCGAAGCCTCCAGAGCCTTTACGATGGGATCGGCACCTTCGCCCCAGTGCTTGGATGCGAAGCGGACGGAGCGATTGGTGTCGCCTTTTCCTGCGGCGACTGCGCGCATGAAGCGACCGGCCATGAGACCTCTCTCGGGGGTCTCGATCTTGGCACGCGCCTCCTGTGAGCGGAGCTTCTGGATGAGCTCCTGGTTACTCTTGCGAAGGTCTTCCAGTTCGGTTCCCATGACCTCCTTGACGACCTC